CAGGCGACATCCTGCGAGCTTACGACTTACATAACGAACGATGAATAGGGGACTAATCGAGCCTCCCCAGGCAGCGAACTACCTTACTTGGCCCGACCGTAGGTGTTAGATCACCACTAAAATTTTGACCTCCGATCATATCTCTATGTCTTTGGTTGAGGAAGAACACACGAACGCGGGACTGTTCCACTCGTGAGTTTTAACTATCACCACAGACCAGCAGCGTTCTCCAGGATCGCTGTTACTGACTACCGACCTGTGACCTAGTGGTAGCTTTCCGAGCCACCCGATGGCAACGATACCACATGTCAAGTTCTTGGAACATGAAATGCGGATCCTTGGCCTTCGGGCGGGCCAATATGTCCCGCACAGGGCGCAAGGCCTGAAGCCTAGCGTAATAGTCCCTGTACGAGGCATAGATCTCAGAAAGCGTCCCCTCTACTGGCTGAGCGACCCACTCTTCTACCTCTTTCATCTGCATCACGGCACTTACACTTATCGCGCCGCGGACGACCCAGAACACGTCCGCAGGACGAAATACATCGTTCTGCATGGCGTTCATAATCTCAAACCACCGCGGGTAGTTAACCTTCATCACCCAATCTTTCAATTCGGCGAATCTGGCTAACTCCCGAGATAGTCGAGACTTGTAAAAGTCGACTACAGACTTAGTCACGCTCTCTGTCGCCTGGTAGGCGACGGCTTGGGGCTCGACAGCAGTCAGGGCCCCAAACCAAGCGTCCCAGTGCTTCGCCCCAAAAGGCGAACATGGGTGCAGAAGAGCGAGTATGGTATTTCTGAGTTTCCGCCCCGGAATACTGGTCAACCGCTGTGACAAGCGGGCAGTAGACCGGTAGCCGAAACCCAGCGCCCTAAGTACTGAAGCCAGACGGATCGGCCCTAACACGGCACACCGACTTACACACTCCATCATACACGTGAGAGAACGATTAGAGATCGCAAACTCACGGTAGGATAGAGGGGTAACATCGGCCCCGTTTAGGACGAACCGCTTCGCAAACTCAAAAGACCCCCGTACTCCTGGTAGCGATTTAGCTAGGCTTAGTGAAACACCTAACTTCCGACACATGTACTCATAACGTCTGGCGACTTTACCGTCCCCTATGACGATATCATCACCCAAAATACCATAACCCTCAAACCAGCCCTTATGGCCCTCCAGATACGCACAGTATTGAATAAGCGCGTGGTGGGAAATCGAAAACGCTGCCCACGATGAATAGGCTCCCATAGGCTGTCCGACAGCATATCGGACCCTTGACACGGGGTTGTTTCCCGAGAAGTACGACGCGTACTTCCCCTTCGCGCGCCCGTCATTCAAGACTGGAAGGACAAAGTCACGACCAGTCATCAAGGTCTCCCACAAGGAACCTAATTCATCATTGAACAGAGCTTGTATGAGCGATTTCTGGACCCTCCGCGGGAATCTATCAGTCGCGGACGACAGGTCGAACGACCAGAACTTCCGACCGGGCGAGCAGAGAGACCGAAGGTACTCTACTGTCTCGCCCTGATCGAAAGTCCCGTCCAGTCGAACGTCGCCGCGATTGAGGCCTTTCAGGATCTTCAGCAGAAAATCATGAAAGGGTTTCAACGCCACTTGGGACCAGTAATCGACCATCGCAAATATCCGCACCTTCCCCGGCTCATATTTTAAAGACAGAGAACCTATTGGACCTCTGGTTGGGTCCCTCTTCGGATCTCCGCCCCAGTCCTGTTGGCTGGGGTCATCTCTAGAAGCCCCGATAACCGCGGGTATCAGCCAGCGGAAATCGAGGTAACTAGAGAACTCAATAAAGGGAGACCACAGGTCACTGCGAGACAGCGATATCGCGTCTTTTTCCAAATTATTCATTTGGACGCAGCCCTGTACCGAATTGGGACCTGACTTTAAAATAGCTATGAAATTGCCTTTGAAGTAGGAAGCGAATCCTTTTTCTCGCTCCTTCTCGAAGTCCTTTCCAAGAAGAAACGGCACTCTACCCTTAAGAGTCCGGATAAAGTGATTCTGGATCCACCCTTCAAACTTGGCAACCGCCACCTCTGAACCCGAAAATGGCTCAAGGATGGAGTCCAGACTGGCCTTCGCCTTCCAGTCTACTATCCGATACAAGGAGAATAGACTGGTCCACAGACGGAGGATACCCCTATCCCCGCGTCTGAGGGAACGGCGATGGACAGCTGGAATCACTCGCGGAAAGCCAGTGGAAGTTACGGATACCGCAACTCCGACCTCCCTACCATGCATCTTCCGGCCCACCACTGCATTTTGCAGTAGGATCAGGCAAGCCTTCAGATACACTGAGTATCCCGGCAAGCCTTGATACTTCACCACTCTTACGCTCCACCGTGCGAAATGGAGGATTCCTCCAGCAATCGTATGCGAAGTCTTCCCCATGATCAGAAAGGCAAACCTATTCATTCGCCCTACTAACCACGACTCGGATTTTAGACCGAGTTGCCACGCCCGTGGTGACCATAACTCCTGTAAAAAAGGA